AGACGTTTCAGAATTGAGTTTTGACGGTATTAAAAACAACCTTAAGACTTTTATGAAATCTAAGACGCAATTTAAAGATTATGATTTTGAAGGATCTAATCTCAATTCTCTGTTAGATGTATTGTCCTACAACACATACATGAATGCTTTCTATCTTAACATGATAGGCAGCGAAATGTTTCTAGATTCTTCACAGTTAAGAAATTCAATCGTATCTCATGCAAAAGAATTAAATTATATACCAAGATCTAGAACATCCGCAAGAGCAAAGGTTACTTTTGCTATCAATACAGGTGGTGATATTCCTATCAATGTTGTTATTCCGGAAAACTATACTATTAGAACTACTATTGATGGAATCAATATGGATTTTACTACGGATGAATCTATAACTGTCAACAGATCAGATGTAGGATATGTTAGCGATTCTGTATATGTTTATGAAGGCAAGATTGTATACGAATTCTTTACTGTTGATGGAACAGTACGATACTCGTTAGATTCTTCTAACATCGATACTAATAGCATCAAAGTAACTGTTATCAATTCAGCATCTGATACTTCTAATACAATATACACAAAAGCAGATACGTTATACGGACTGACTTCAAACTCAGAAATATACTTCGTTCAAGGCTATAATAATGATCAATATGAGATCGTTTTTGGCGATGGAATTTCTGGTAAAGCATTGGCTAATGGAAACATAGTAAAGGTCAAATATAGATCTACAAATGGAGAGTTAGGTAACAAAGCTGTTAACTTTGCGGTATCTACTGCGGTAGGAGATACGGCGTCATATCCTGTCACCGTGACAACTAATATTTCTGCTGCAGATGGATCAGAAAGAGAAACGATAGAATCTATCAAATTAAATGCTCCGAGACATTTTGCTGCTCAGAATAGAGCTGTTACCAAGGATGATTATACGACGCTGATCATCGAAAAATATCCGCAGATCAAGACTGTCAATGTATACGGAGGAGAGAATGCTATTCCTCCGCAGTATGGCAAAGTAATCATCAGCATGATTCCGTATGGTAATTTTCCTGTCGTCTCTGCAGAACTAAAGACGGATATCGTTGCATACTTAAGAACAAAAAGCATTACAACAGAACCTGTGATCAAAGATCCTGAATACATGTATATCGAGATTCAATCTGCTGTTAGTTATAATCCTTCATTAACTGCTAAAAGTATACAGCAACTTAAATCAGATGTTTTAAGCAAAGTTCAGTCATATGAAACAACATACCTGAATGATTTTGGAAACGATCTTCGTAAATCTAGATTGTCTTCCATGATTGATTCTGCAGACACTTCAATTGTCAGCAATCAAACAACGCTTCGAGCAATATACACTATCGTCCCTACAAAAGGCATCAAACAGAGAATTGCCTTTTCTTTCTCAAATCCTTTAGCAAGACCTTTACGAGCTCCTTATATTGTTAATGAAACTGAATGTATCAGAAGCAGCTTGTTTGATTATTTTAAAGATGGCGTATATTACAATTCTACCACACCTCAGGGACAGGTTACTCTGAGTGATGATGGTAATGGATTTCTTAGATTGTATTATATAATGTATGATAAGATCACAGATACAATAGTTCAACAGATATTGGAATCTAATATAGGAACTGTCAACTATGATACAGGTGAATTAGCATTTGATCTCAATCCTTATAATTATGATACGAATATCAAGATATTTGCTAAAGTAATAAATGATGATATTGTTGTACAAGAAAGCAAATACCTCAAGATAGATTATGATGAGATATCAATAAACGTAACCGCATATAGACAATAATGATCACAGATTTAAAAAATATTGCTCCTTTAGTAAAGCATCAGTTTCCTGACTTCTATAGAGAAGAGGGTGATAATTTTGTCCAGTTCATCGCTGCTTATTATGAGTGGATGGATGAACAAGGTCCTGTAAAAAAATCTAGAAATCTGATTGAGACTTCAGATATCGATGGTGTGAGCGAAGAATATATAGATTTTTTCTTGTCGAAATATATGAACGGAATTCCTAAAAACATCCTTTCTGATAAAGCTCTTCTAGAAAAACATATATTGGATGTGTATAGATCAAAGGGTTCTATAGAAGGTTTGAAGTTATTATTCAGACTTCTTTATAATCTTGAGATAGAAGTATTTGTTCCTCAAGATGATGTGCTGATGTTATCTGATGGAAAATGGTCTAGAAAACAATATATTGAAGTGGAAGAAAGATCGTTAAATTACACATACGATAACAAACTAATACGCGGAACAACATCTGGTGCTACTGCATATGTAATGTCAGTAGCTAAAATAAATCAACAAGTAAATTCATCTCATATTCTGTATCTGACTGATATAGTGCCAGGTCCTAGCGGAGATTTGTTTGTTCCTGGTGAATATGTGATGTACGAGGGCCTGGATATCAGGCAAGCAACGTTGATACGAGGATCTGTTGTTGGCGCAACCGTATCGGGTTCGGACGAGAATCATGCTCCCGGTGATATATTGACTACCGAAAGCACATCTGGATCTGGATTGCAGTTTGAAGTAAAAACAATATTAGATCCTGAACAAGCAAAAGGCTATATCAATTTTAAATTACTCAAAGGTGGATATGGCTATGCTGTAGATAGTCCTGTTACAGTGACCAGGAAATTTGCTTCTGAAGGTTCAGGTGCAGGATTCAAAGTAGGATCTATCTCTAACACATCTCTTTTTACATACAATACTAATCTGATTGATCCAGAAGCAAACACTATCATCGCTCCTGCCAACACACAGTTTAATGCTAATAGTGCTGTAACTGGCGGAGCAAGCACAGGATTATCAACTGATGCAAACAGCACGATAACAGTAACCAATTCTAATACGTTTCAATATGGCAGGGGTGTAGTATACACAGCTCTTGAAGGAAATACAGCAATAACAGGTCTTGCTAATAATACTTTATATTATGTACAGCATTCGAATGATACTGTGATCGCTCTCTCGACAACTGTAGGCGGATCAAGGATAACGCTTATAAAATCATTGAGAGCTATCACATCAGGAGATCGCAAATATAATGGTTCAGTTCAACCTACAGTATTTGAAAAAAGAGTGTGGGGATATAACATAGTAGATGAGGATGGTCAATTATGGGGCAACAATGCAATTGTCTCTGGCGGCCTTGCTTCAGGTAACGGTGTCATATATGATGTATCTTTATTATCGTCTGGATATACTTTCAATACTGAAGGTGAGCAAATAGAATTTACCAATCAATCGAATACCGATTTTACAGCCGTGCTGGATATGATAGTTGGTGGTGTTGCTACTGAAGAAGGCGAATGGTTAGATAATAGCGGGTTCTTAAATTCCGATAAATATGTTACGGACAGCGATTACTACCAGGAATTTTCTTATGAAATACAAGTAGAAAAATCATTAGATAAATACATCGATGTAATTAAAAAACTAACTCATCCTGTCGGAAACAAAATGTTTGGCAAACCATTGATAATAGACACAAATAAATTTGATCAGAATATAATAGCAGAAACTACTACAACTTATAATGCCAGAGGCGTTATAATTTCATCAGGCGGGTAATATCATGGCTGGAATATTTAATAGAAACATTAAAAATAAATTCATTGAAGAAATGAAAAGTGATATTGCCGGATCTGGATTATCAGTCTCAAAGATTAATATAACAAATAATGGTACTGGATACGCTGCTAATGCATCTATATTGTTTAGTACAGGAAATGCACTTGCGGATGGTATAGCAGATAACACAGGTAAGATTTTAAATACCAATATCATATTTGCTGGCGCAGATTATGATATAAATCCAAATCTTACTTTTTCTGCTCCCGTACTTACTTCTTTTGATGCCAATAGTGCTGTTACTGGCGGATCAAGCACTGGGTTAACTACGGATGCTAACAGTACGATTTCAGTATCAGTAATATCTGCTCAATATGGAACAGCTGTATTTCAGGCAGGTGATCAGATCAGATATATTGTTGCTGAAGGTAATACAGCGATAAGTCCTATAGTATCAGATGTAATTTATTATGTTCAGCATGCCAATACGACAAAGATAGCTTTATCCGAAACAAGTGGCGGTCCTAGAATAACACTTACAAAAGGATTGACACAAGCTGGACACTTTCTACAAGGCATCACTGCCACCGGTAACACCACAGTTGTTAGCACTGGTTCGAATTATTATGTTACCTTCGGTAAGTTTTTTGAATGGCCTGATGATTCAAATCCTCCTGTTACCAATACTTCTATAAAAGAATCGTTCTATAACGTATACTCTAATATATTATTTGGCAAAAAAGTATTAGGGTCTGATATTGGATATATAGCAAACAGAATCACATGGACAGGTAATACTGTTTATGATTACTATTCGCATCTAGATCCTGATCTCTATACTAAAAACTTCTATGTAATTAATAGTAAAAATAGAGTGTATAAGTGTCTATTTAATAATTACGGAGCCACATCTACTGTAGAGCCAGATACCACACAGACGAGCGGTGATTTTACTACTACAGGTGACGGATATGTCTGGAAATACTTGTTTACAACTGATTCAGCGTCCAGGAAAAAGTTCGATACTGCTGATTATTTTCCCGTAGTTCCAAATGCAACAGTTGCAAGAGCCGCCATAAAAGGCGGATTGCATGTGATGGTCATAGATAATGCTGGTAAGAATTATATCGATGCTAATGGAAGCATCGATCAAGTAATTACCAATAGAAGTTTTAAAATAGCAAACTCTGGTGCTTCGATCATCAATGGAGCATATGGTAAATCTGCATTCTATGTTTATTCAGGAACAGGTTCGCCTGCATTGTCTGTTGTTGATTCCTATGTCGTTAATACGTCTGGAAAGTTTGTCACTACTTCAACTGATATTGTAGGCTTGGATAGCACATCTTTATATAGAATGTCTCCTCAAGTTAAAATAACAGGAGATGGTACGGGTGCTACTGCATATTCTACTATCAATGCCAACACAGGTGCTTTGACAGCTATAACAGTAGAAAACAAGGGCAGAAACTATTCGTATGCAGATATTACTATCATAGCTAATTCTGAATTTGGATCACTTGCTTCTGCCTATCCTATAATATCTCCTCCTGGTGGACACGGATCTGATGTTATATCAGAATTAGGATCCGATGTATTGGGTCTTTCTGTAGAAACATCCACAACAGATCAATTCCCATCATGGGCAAAATATAGACAGATTGGATTGTTATACAACCCTTCTTCTTCATTAGATTTGAGCACTTTAAATAGCAATAAATTTAATAACATGTTAAATTTTAACTTGTTTAATACTACGAACATATTCAATTCGGGTGATACGGTAAGCGGGTTAAATAGCAGAGCTACTGCTACTGTTGCTTATATGAACACTACTAGTATGTACGTGTTAGGTGTGATCGGCACATTCCAACCATATGAAACCGTTTTATCGAAAGATACCGGTAAAACATGTACGATTACTGTTATAAATATTTCAGACATAGTGCCATATTCAGGCGAGATATTCTATTATAAAAATATTCAACCTATTGATAGAACTGGCATTACTAAAGAACAAGTTAAACTATATCTTAATTTTTAAGGAAGTATGATGGCTGAGTTACAAACTAATTTTAATGTCGCTCCTTTTTATGATGATTACGATGAGGATAAACAGTATTATAGGATGCTGTTTCGTCCGTCGACTGCTGTGCAAGCAAGGGAGCTAACTCAGCTACAGACAATGATGCAGAAACAAGTCTCACGATTTGGAGACAGCATCTATAAAGATGGCAGTATCATCGAAGGTTGTAACTTTACTGAATATCCAAATCTACCTCAGATTAAATTTACTGATGGCAATACGTCGACTATCGATTTTACTTTAATTGTAAAAACTAATACTGATGTAGCAAACTCACAATCGCATCTGACCAATTCTTATCTCCTTGTTTCCAATACAACTGGTTTGAGAGCAGCTGTTTTTCAAGCATTTGTAGGAGCAGAATCTGTTGTTAATCAGGGATCCTCAGACACAAATAGAGCTTATGTATTATATCTAAATTCTGGAAATAATTCTGGACAAGAAGTAAAAACATTTAATACTACACAAGAACAGATCGATGTATATACGCCATTTCAAGATAAACAAGGTCCGTTAGTCGCTTCTAACAAATCCGGAGTGACTTATACGCTCTCTTCTAATAGCACAGTAAACGCTTTGGGTGTGGGATATGGTATCCATGTGGGCCAGGGAATAATATACCAAAAAGGATTCTTTCTAAAGACACTTGCTGATAATTTTATGGTGCGAGAACATAGCTCCAACACTATCGGTATGAAGGTGGGATTTAATACAGCAGAATATATCGTAAAGCCCGCAGAAGATAATACTCTATACGACAATTCAATCGGAAGCTCCAATCAGAATGCTCCGGGTGCATACAGATTAAAATTAGTACCTTCTCCTATAGCATATGATTCTCTCGATCCTACTATAACTATACCAAAAGATTTTCTTCCTATTATAGATTATGATAGTGCAGATGGTCGTCCTTTGGTTGTTAAATCTAACCTAGAACTCAATCGTCTTGGAGATCTGATTGCCACAAGAACAAAAGAAGAATCTGGTGATTATATCGTAAAACCTTTTCAGGTCAATGTTGAAGCATCTGCCAATTCTCAGACATTCTATTACACTACATCTCCTGGCATCGCTTATATCGATGGATATAGAGTAGAGTATCTGTCTACAAAAAGAATAGAAGTAAATAGAGCAATATATTCTGAGTCTCTTAAAAATTTAAGAGCAACTGCTAATTTTGGAAATTATGTTAAGATCAGAGATGTTGTGGGAACATTTGATATCGGCGGCAATCAAGATATAGGAATCTATAGCGCCAATCAGTTTGCGATCTCACAAAATCCTAGCACAACAGCTCCGTTGGGTACGCTAGTGGGCAATGCAAACGTCAAAGCAGTCACATTTAATACTGGAACAAAAGGCACAGGAACTGCTGAATATCTGCTTTATCTGAGCAATATCAGAATGAGAGCAGGATATTCGTTTGCAACTAGCGCTAAAAGTTTTTATGTGAATGGAACTTTTGGTAAGATTTGGGCTGATATATACCAAGCAAATAACAAATCCGTTGTATATGAGTCAGCAAGTAAATTGCTTTTATTGGATACTGGATTTAAAGGATTAAAGACGTTTACTAGCAATACGAGTAACATTGCTAACAATGATACTTCTTACATATACAGATCAACGTCTGCATTAACAGCATTATCAAGAGCAAGCAGTTCTGTTGCTTCTGCAACAATAACATTGGCTTCAGACCAATATAATTATGGTATCGGAACTGTGGGTGATACCATTGATGAAGATATCCATATAATGTTTGCACAGGATACATTTTCTAACCTGTATCCAACATCAACATTAACAAGACCCACAATAACAACAGAAGTAGCCGCAAGTGGCACTTTCAATTCTGTTGTCTATGCTGGCGGTGTATCGAGAGTAGCAACCGCAATTGGTGTCGGACCTACAGCACCATGGATAACAAATTTTAATAATGCCACAGACCAAAATCCCAAAGCAGGAGAAACAATTCAGATCATAGCATCTGGCGGCGGCACAACATATCATAGCGTTGTTTCTGTAACAGCTGCTAATGTGATGTTTGTTACTCCAATCGCTCCTGTGAGCGCGGCTACTGCAGCAATATACAAGTATCATAAAGCCGGTTCGTATGCAAACTTTACTGGCTCATCAAATACTTTAAATTTTAGCGGAACTCCCGTGAGAACATTGACTGCAAACATGGCAATGAATCTGTTTCCTGAGTCAAGCACGAATTATAACGTATATGCACAGATACCTTCTGCTAGAAACAATGCTGTACCGATATTGAAAGTTGTAAATAAAAATACACACATCGGCATCAATTGTGCTTCTCATTATGCCAATACAGTCGGTCCGTGGTCATTGGGACTGCCTGATGCGTTAAAGATCACAGCAGTATATGTAGGAACTAGCTTTGCTAACACAAACCCAAATAGAGTTGATTGGTTTGAATTGGATAACGGTCAACAAGATAACTTTTATGGAATTGCTCAGCTTAAATTAAAACCTACATACAAGACGCTGATATCTTCTACTAGCAGATTGTTAGTGACACTGAATCATCTGACGCCTAATATAACATCTTCTCAGGCAACATTCTTTTCTGTGGATTCATATCCTATAGATGATGCTAACACAGCAAATACTCAAGCAATCGCAACCGCAGAGATTCCGTTATACACATCTGTTACTGGTGATATATACGATCTGAGGAATTATATCGATCTCAGACCTGTTCTTGCTAATACAGCAAACGTATATACTACTCAGTGGCCAGTTACAGTAAATCCTGCCAATAACCAATCAATATATTATTCCACAGTCGGAGCTAAACTTGCTATCGAACCCGATTCTAACTTCTCTTTTAACGCACAGTATTACCTTCCTAGGATGGATGCGCTAATGATAAATAAAGAAGGGGCCTTAATAGTAAAAACAGGTGCAGCTGCGTTCAATCCTAGACCTCCTACGTTAAATAACTCAGGAATGAAAATTGCTGATATATATGTTCCTCCTTATCCATCTCTAACATTCCAAGAAGCAGAGTAATATGACATACGGTAGAAAAGATCTAGCAGTACAAGTTGGCATTCAAAAAGCCAAAGGGTATACTATGAAAGAGATTAGTGCATTGGAAGCACGTATTAAAAACATAGAATATTATACTGTTCTTAATGCCTTAGCGCTTGATACTCAGACGACTTCTGTAATTAATACTGGAACACAATTAGAGAGATTTAAGAACGGAATATTTGC